CTACCATTAGGGCTATTATTATGCCTTATAATTACCGTAGAAGCCTAAAAACAGTGCTTTTTGCTGTTTATAGATGAGGTGTAAACGCAAATGTCATAAGTGACAAACACCCCTGCTCTGCACCCCTATATAACAGGCTGTAAAAACTACAAAAAATACACTTTTTAGGAGTTGGGTGGACAGTTGGGTGGACAAAAGTATATTTTTTACATCAAATTGGGATATATTTAAGCGTAAACCAAACGGCTATTTTGTTCGTTTTTGTAAAACTCAATACCCTATAATAACATTTATAAGAACTTAATAAAACTAACTAAAATACTGATAAACAATAGATTAAAGGGATTGTAAAGACTCTTCCAATAGAAAAACACGCACACATGACCTCTGTTCTGGACATTTGGATCTATTCCAGCCTAATTGCACCGACTACTAAGGCAATAGTCCTGATGTCTGACATGGGAATTTCAAAGGGCTCGTATTGTTCATTATCAGATTTACAGATTACAAAGCCTTCTTTATCACTTTTTTTTAGTCTCTTGATAATTACCCCTTGACTGATAGTGTCTAAAACATAGACCTTGTTCCACTGGACAAATAAAAGCTCCTGAACCATACGGCAGGCCACTACATCTCCACTATTATACTTAGGATACATAGATGACCCTCTCACGGAAATCATGAAATCCATCTTCATACCATCAAACAAAGGGACTACATACCGCTCCTCTATGGTGTCCAGATTAACTCCCTCTACATCTGTCCCTATCCCTGCAAATGCATCAAACGGAAGCATAGGAACACCCGAAGGCAACTGTGGTTCTGCTACAGCAGGCGTATTGTTGCTTGATTTCAACATTTCGCCTTTGTTTTCTAATATCCAAACTTTGTTTATATTATTATCTAAAGAACATATTTTATCAAGAAACTTGTCTGATAAAGGCACTTTACCATTTAATATTTGCGAAAAAGAGGATTTTGTATATCCTAATAATTCTGCTAATTCTTTCTCGTTTTCTCCAAACCCAGAAAAAATAAGCCATTTCACAACTTTTTTTAATCTCTGTAAATCAGCGTGTTCCATAATAATTTAAATAAAAATGTAAATTTTGTTTCTATTTTATTTTGATAAATAGAAACTTTGTTTATATATTTGCACCAACAAAAGGAACAATAAAGACAATGAACAAAAGTAAGCAAAAAAGAGAAAAATACCACCCATTAGCAGTAAATAAAATTGCAGAGATGTATGGGTTCTCTGCCAGATATGTTCGCCAGATCCTAAAAGGCGACCGCAAGGGACTGATGGCAGACAATGTACTAAGAGACTACAAGGAGCTTTGCAAGAAAATAGACCAAGCTACAGAGAACGCAATGAAAACAATTATAAACCAATAGATATGAAACAGATGTTAAGAAAAGTAGAATACACTTACTACACACTAGGCAGCAACAAAGAAGAAATCAGAACCCACTACTATTTTCTAGGAATAAAAGTATGGACTAGTAAAAGGATCAGCTATCTGCCAGAGCGAAACATGGAGGCTGAGTTTCCATTAGGAGAATGCTAAATTAAAACAACTTTAAATATTATTTAAAATGAAAATAAAATTAGAAATAACAAGCCAAACCCTTACACCGAAGCAGAGAGGGCTGATTACTGAAAAATTAGAAGAGATAAGAGCTATTGTAAAAAACAAGGGAACAAAGCCCAATAGCCGAGCAGGAAGAACCATAGAAAAGTTTTTTAACAAACTTCGCTATGAGAATGAAAAGGTTAATCCTCAAACTTCATGGTGTGCATCTGTACATCCAGCTCAAAATTCTCTTCTGGAAGGAGAAAGCGAATTAACTGAGCAATGCCACCGCAAAGCTCCACAAGACACTCCGCACGCTTCTTTCCCAGAGAAAAAACACAGACAGAACGCACCGACCAAACTTTTGGTTTCTGTGTACCATTTTCAGAAGGAGGGTAAAAAGTATGTCTGCAAGGAGAACGCTGGTCTAACGCTCCCTTTAACGCGTCAAGGTAAGCCAGACTTGGAGCAACTCCCTTACGAAATTCTGTTTCAGAAGAGGGATTGACACTCGTAATATCTACAACAAAAGTATAAGCAGGTAACATATCACTATAATTTTTGATTAGACACCGCAAATATAGTGATTTATCCCGAAGGGCATACACTGGGGTTCGAGTCCCCAGCGGGAACAAAATAAAGACAATAAATAAAGAATAATGCCACACCAATGGGGTAACATATTAGTAGTAACTAAGGACGAGCTTGTTCCGAAGTATTATAACTGTTTAAAATCGCTTCAAACGCAGATAAGCAGATATAAAGACAAACCTTACGGAATAAAGAAAGTCCAGTCGGGAGGTAACGGGCGCCAGCTGTTGGTAGACTTTGACAGTCTGCCCAAGGAGATACAGAACAGCATAGGCGACCCCCGTACGATGCACCACCCCCTGCTAAAGTTCTGGGAGATAAATCCTGCAGCTACGGCATTCTACACCACCTACGAGTTTGAAGATGGCGATTACTTAAAAATAGAATACCAAGAAGAATATATCACTAACGCCAGCGTGCTGATAGCCCTGCTGAAACTAAAAGAAGAAAGGCTCTCACTAAAAGAAGGCAAGAAAACAGGTATCATGGAAAGCCTAAGGATAGACCTAATCACTTTCAATGAATACCTGCCCAAAGTACACGGCAGAGCCCATACACTAGAACTGGGAGACAGACAGTTTTCAAGGGTATTTAAAGAGTTTTTAAAAGGAGATGAAAAGGACTTTAATTTCAGTAGTCTAATCTCCAAAAAACTAAAAAACAAACATGCGAAGATAATGACTGATGATATGATAAAACTGCTGAATGATATGTTCGCAGGGCGAGAAACCAAACCAACAAGGACAGAGGTAGCAGATGAATATCAGGCATTTTTAGACGGCAGTGTAGAAATCATCAACCACACCACAGGAGAAATCTACGACCATGCAGACCGAAAGAAGTTTAAGCAGATTTCTGAAAACAGCATCATCGCTTGGCTGGGAAGATGGGAGAACAAGATAGGAACCTACGCAAAACGAAGTGGAGACCGCCAAAAACTGATACAGCAGTTCGTGCCATATCACAGTCTGGACAAAGTGAAAGAAGCTGGAGTGCTCATCTCCATAGATGACAGACAGCCTCCATTCTTCTACGATAAGAGCAAAAGGCTGTGGTTCTATATGGGAATAGACCTTGGTTCAGAAGCATGGACGACATGGGTATATGGAGAAACCAAGGAGGGACTTATCCTAAACTTCTACCGCCAGATGGTAAGGAACTACGCTGAATGGGGCTTTAATCTGCCTCTAGGTCTGGAATGCGAAAGCGCTTTGAATGCATCATTTAGAGATACTTTCTTGAAAAATGGGGCGATGTTTGACAATGTGAGAATAGAGGCCAACAAGGCAAGAGCAAAACATGTAGAGCGGTATTTCGGAAAACTGCGATATGAGTTTGAAAAAGACAAAGAGGGCTGGCTCGGAAGACCCTTTGCAAGGAAAGAAGACAACCAAAAGGGACCCGAAGGAGATATTATTCTACCAAAGGAGCAAATCATAATGAACTCCTTATATGATATACAAAAATGGAATAATATAGAGCACAGCCGCCACGAAGGTAAAACACGCTGGGAAGTCTTCACAGAGATGCAGAGCAAGGAAACCAAACCTACCAACTGGAGAGCGATACTCCCTTATCTAGGCTACAATACCAAAACATCTTGTAATGCTGGGATAGTAAAATTTAGAAGCAGTGAGTATCTGCTGGGACTTTCGGGAGAAATCGCCCTTGGAGAGGATTTGATAAGGCTGATGAAATATATAGAAGGAAAGAGCTTTGAGGTTTTCTGGCTGGATGGGAACGATGGAGAGGTGCTGAAAGCGATGGTCTATTATGATGATATGCTTATCTGCGAACTGCTTCCGAAACCTACCTACAGCCGTGCTTATCATGAATTAGACGACACAGGAAAAATCAACCGACAAATAATGTCTGCATATGAAAACACTGTAAACGCCTACATGAGAGACAGAAAGAATGATATAGACCGACTGACAGTGATAGACCGCCGAAGCAAGGTGCTGAATAACAAATTTGTCATTCCAGGGCTGGAAAGCTACACCCCTCGTGAAGAACCAGCTAAGAAGATAGAAACCGAGACCGAAGAAACAGAACAAATACCAATACAAACAGGAAGACTCTCAAAAGGGCTTTCAGCAAACTTTAGATAAAAAAATAATTGTTATGGAAATATCAACAGAACTAAAAGAAGCCATCGCTCTTGCGATAATAGAAGGTAAAAGCCGATACAGTGGATCGGATAATGCCTATGCTAAAACTCTCAATATCAATGGAGCAGTATTCAGCCGACTAAAAAAAGGCGAAAGAGAGGGGCTTTTGTCCCCTACACAATGGCTCACGATAGGAAGAAAACTAAATGTAACATTAGATAATGATAATTGGAACGCCGTAGAGACTGATGTTTATCTTGAGCTGCAAGATGATTTTAATTACTGCCAGCAGAACTCAAAGTCTCTGATATTAGTAGATGACTGCGGAATAGGAAAGACTTTTTGCGCGAAGATATTAGTCTCTAAAATGAGAAACGCTTTCTATCTGGACGCTTCTCAATGCAAAACAAAAAGGCTGTTCATAAAAGCACTAGCAAGAGAAATAGGATGCGGAGATATAGGAAACTATAATGAAATCCTAGCAAACCTAAAATACTACATCAATAATCTAGGGAAAGTATTTATCTGTATAGATGAAGCAGGAGATTTGGATTACGCAGCATTCTTGGAGTTGAAAGGATTGATAAACGGAACCATCGGTCGCTGTGGCTGGTATATGATGGGAGCCGATGGACTGAGAGCCAAAATACAGCGAGGCATCAACAATCACAAAGTAGGTTATAAAGAAATCTTTGACCGCTTCGCTTCCGAATTTAGAGGGATAACGCCAGATGTGAAAGAAGACAAAGTGAAATTCTATGAAAAGCTCTTTTATGATGTAGCAGTCCAGAACATGGAGGACAAGAGCAAGATAAACAGCCTTGTAAAAAAGTGTTTCACTAAAAAAGGCAATGGAATAAAGAGCCTTAGATATTTAGAAACCTTAATAAAAATACAGAAAGCAGCATAATGAAGGCATTAAGTGTAAAACAAGCCTATTCTAAGAAGTTTAAAAAGTTTGAATTTGAGGGGATTTGGCAGGAAGTATTTGGGAATCCAGAGACCACAGGAGGCTGGATAATTCATGGAGATGAGAAACAAGGAAAATCCACCTTTGCACTGATGCTGGCAAACTATCTTACTAGGTTCGCTAAAGTCCTATATATATCAGCAGAAGAGGGTATCAGCGAGCATTTCACAGGAGCAATGAAGCGAATGGGCATCAATGATACGAATAAGAACTTTAAGATAATAGAATATGAAGAATGGGAGGATATAGAGGAAAGAATGAAGAAAAGACAATGTCAAAAAATCATCTTCATAGACAACATCACCAAATATATAGATGAGATTACAAAAGCCAAGCTGAAAGAACTGATGATGAAACACCAGGATAAGCTGATAATTTTTGTAAGCCACGAGGAAAGAGGAATGCCAGATACCGCAGCAGGAAGATACTGGCGAAAGATGAGCAAAATAATAGTACAAGCGAAAGGAATGCGGGTGACTGTTTTAGGAAGGTGCCCAGGTGGCAATATTATGATAGATGAAGAAAAAGCCCTGCTGTATCACGGAACAGAACTAAAAGAAACCAATTAAAAAACACCAGTTATGAATAGAGATGATATATTATTAAAGGTCTTGCAGTTTGACAGCCAATACGAACGGGTATTTACATCATTTGAAAGGATGTATATCCAGCTTGAAAGGTCTAAGATTTTGCAAGGTGAAGAGTTTACCCAGCTGGAGAAGAAAATAAACGATGTGTTCATGAGAACACTGCGGATGAAATGGAAACCTTATAACTAATTAAAAACAAAAAGATATGACAGAACTATTTGAGCCCAACCTTGAGGAGTTGGAAGTGATGATAAAAGAAATAGAGAGACAAATGGAAGAGGCGGACAGCCTTGCAGAATGGAAAGAGCTACAGCACCAGCTCGAAGGATTATTAGAGAAACAAAAAGAACTATTAGAAGAACAAGAAAAATGAAAGAACAAAACGAGGATTTTGCAATAATCCATAACACCCCAAAAGGACAGCTATTGATTACCAAAGAGCTTGGCGATGATGAATATATTATCACATTGTGGATAAATATAGAAATAGTAACCGCAAAATTGGCTCTGAAAATTGCAGATGAAGAAATTGCAGATAAAGCCTTTGAGGCGTACAGGGACTACGAATTGGTTAAAAACAGCAATTAATACAGCATTAAACCAAGAATATTTATAAAGAGATGATAACACTTATGATTTTATTATTAGCCCACGCTGTTTATATACTGAAACTGTTTGATATATTCAGAAAGGAAAGCACTCTTTTAATCGCTTTAATAGGGCTTTTGTTGAGTTTTCTTTGTTGGCAGCAGGACATAATGTGGGGAATAGTAACCCTTACTTATACTTCATTCATATCTATTCTTTTGATAACCCTTTATTATGATGATCTCGATGATTTATAGAATGCTCGCAATCGTAGTGCTGGCAATCTTGCTCCAGAACTGCAAGACAGCAGATCCTTACAAAAACTTAAAAAAAGAAATTAGAACCAAAAAAATAAAAGATTATGACAATGATAGATTTAGCACAGCTCACGGATGAGCAGAAAAAGGCTTTGCAAGACCAACTAAAAGAGGAGGAAAAAGCCAAGAAAGAGAAAAAAGTACAGGACAGAACCACTTATAAACAGCTGTCCGAGGAATTTGTCCTGAATGATATTGACTTGATTATTAATCATCATGGAATACAGGAGAAATTAATTAAAAAGGTATTCAGTGATTATGAACCAATCAAAGCATTAAAAGCAGAAGTCTACGGCATAGAAATCAATGATCAAGACAGCCACACTTCAACGCTAAAAGATGGCTCGGCAAGTATCACTATAGGTTACAATGTGAGCATAGGATTTGATGGTACGGAGTCCGCAGGTGTAGAGAAAATAAAAGAGTTCATCAGTTCTCTTGCAGATGATAACGATAAGGTTAAAAAACTCTCTAAAATGGTTAATACATTCCTCAAGCCAAATGTCAAGACTGGAATGCTCAACCCGTCCAAAATCATTGAACTTTCCAAACTTCGTGATGAGTTTAATGATGAGAGGTTTAACGAGGGGCTGGATATTATCTTCAATGCTCAACAGCGCCGACAAAACAGCATGTATATCAGTGGTTGGAAGTTTGTCCAAGTAGATGGAGTGCCGAAGAAATTAGAGTTTAGATTTACGATTTAAATAGCCTTTAAAACTAATTTAAAATGACAATAGGACAGAAAAGATGTGGCCTAAGAAATAGAGAAATGGAGCCAATGATAGTAGAGACCACAAGGAAGCGTATCGCA